ACGCGCAGAACGATTGCTAAGCCTAATGGGGGCTGGAAGGTGGTGGGTCTTGGCTAGAACTATTCGGGGCCTTTCCGATGACGAGCAGGCCACCTTCGGGTTTCTGGCCGATCAGCTCCGCGATAAGGCGGGCCGCAATGAGCTGCGGGCGCGGTACATGGATGGCAAGAAGGTTCTGCACCGCCTGCCCCCGTCCGCGCCGCCGTATCTGCGGCATCTTGCGATGGTTCTGGGGTGGCCTGCTAAGGCTGTCGAGGCTCTGCATCGGCGTACGGCGTTCGATGGTTTCTCGCTTCCTGGCGGGGATTTGGATGCGTTTGGTCTGGGCGAGATTCTGGATGCGAACGATTACGACACTGAGGTTGGTCTCGGCGAGCTTGACGCTCTCGTGCAGTCGTGTGCGTTTGAGATTGTGACGCGCGGCGGCGACGGTGAGGCACCGGCGGTCATCACGCAGCGTTCTGCGATGGATGCTACGGGCGAATGGAATGCGCGGACGCGTCGACTGGATTCTTTGCTTTCGGTTACTGAGCGCGCCGATAATGGCGATGTCACGTCGTTTAACCTGTATCTCCCGAACCTTACGGTGATCGTTGAGGATGGGGAGGTTGTCGAGCGCCAGGCGCACCGTTGGCATGTTCCGGCGGAGGTTGTGCCGTATAAGCCTCGTCTGAATCGTCCGTTCGGTTCGTCCCGGATTAGTCGTGCGGTCATGTCGTTGACGGATAGTGCAGTGCGCACTGTTCTGCGGTCTGAGGGCACGGCGGATTTCTATGGCGTGCCGTGGTTTGTGATCTTCGGCCCGGACGAATCCGCGTTTGAGCAGGGTTCATGGCAGATGCTTATGAACCGGATTAATGCGATCCCGGATAATGAGGATGCCGCTACCCCGCGCGCGGACGTTAAGCAGTTCACCCAGGGTGATCAGCGTCCGCATGTGGAGCAGTTGCAGACGTGGGCGGGATTGTTCGCGGGCGAGACGAATATTCCCGTGTCGAGTCTCGGCGTGGGGTTGTCGCAGGCTAACCCGACGAGCGCGGACAGCTACGTGGCGTCGCGTGAGGATTTGATCGCTGAGGCTGAGGCTGCGGCCCGCGTGTGGAAGCAGCGGCATGTGCGTACGGCTCAGCGGGCGTGGATGATCGCTAACGGCGAGGACCGGGTACCGGATGCGCTGCGCGGCCTTCAGGCGCGCTACCGCAATCCGCGGTACACGAGTGCGTCGGCTGCGTCGGATGCGGCTCTGAAGCAGGTCCAGGCGTTCCCGTGGCTCGCTGAGTCGGACGCTTTCGTCGAGAGTGTCTTCGATGACCCGGACTTGACGGAGCGGTTGCTCGCGGACAAGCGCAGGGCGCAGGGGCGTGCGGCTCTGGCGGCGTTCGCTAGCGCGGAGGTGACCGGTGGCGACGCTGGCGCAGATTCGGCAGATTGAGGCGGCACTGCGTGGCTTGTCGGCTAGGGCGCAACGGGAGTTCCTGGCGCTGTGGACCAACACGGAGCCGGGGTATCGACGTACGCGCCTCGTCTACGACTACTTTCCTGCGCTGATTGAGCGTTACGGGTCGGCGGCAGCGGTCCTCGGTGCTGATGTATTCGAGGCGGAAGCGGTCGAGATGGGCATTAAGCCTCGGGTCGATCTTGTGCCGGGCGTGAATGCTGAGCGTGCGTCTGCTCGCCTGTTGGCGGAGTTGAATGCCACGACCACTCTCGCGTCATCTCTGGCGTTGGTCGATGAGTTGGTGAAGCAGCCGTACCGTTCGACGTTCCAGGATTCAGCGATTGCGTCGGGTGCCGGGTGGGCGCGTGTCCCGCGTGGCGACACGTGCGCTTTCTGCATCATGCTAGCGTCGCGTGGCGGAGTGTATAAGACTTCCGATATTGCCGAGTTCGGCTACTCCGGGAAGAAGTATCACGGCGAATGCGATTGTGTCCCCGTCCTGGTGCGAGACGAGGGCGATTATCCTTCTGGGTATGACCCCGATGCATTGTACGACAAGTACATGTCCGCGCGCGACCAGGCGGGTAGCGGCGACACTCGGCGGATTCTGGCGAGCATGCGTAAACTTTACGACATGCACTAAGTGAATAGGGGCGTGTAAATGTGCTCCGTCCAGGGGTGTCGCCGCTCTATCAAGGCTCGCGGCTGGTGCTCGTCGCACTTGGAGAAGTGGCGGCGGTACGGCGATCCCGAGCATGTACCGCTCCGCACAGCGCGCCTCCGCGCTAGGCTTGCGCTAGGGGAAAAGGCGTGCGGGCGATGCGGCGAGGTTAAGCCTTTCGCTGAGTTCAGCGCGGACTCTCGTAGAGCCGATGGGGTTAGGGGCGTGTGCAAGTCGTGCGCCAAGCTGAGCCAAAGCGAGTGGGTGTCTCGCAATCGCGAAAAGGTGCGACGGGGCGTCAACGCTAGGCGCGCCGCATGGTCACCGGAGCAGCGCGCCGCGGCCAATGCCGCGAGCGCAGCGTGGAAACGCGCCAATCCCGAGAAGGTTCGCGACTATGTTCATCGTAGGCGTGCCGCCAAGGCGGCGACAGAATGCGGCCCAATCGATTACGGCGCGCTCTGGGATGAGTGTTCGGGCTCGTGTCCTGACTGCGGCACGCTAATTGATCGCCGAGCGCCGTGGGGCTCCGCCGAGTTCGCATCTCTGGATCACATTGTTCCGCTGTCGGCTGGCGGTCCCCACGCGCAACATAACCTGCGGTACACCTGCCTCCCTTGCAACCTACGCAAGAGCGCAAAGGTGCCCGCCTAAGACTTTCGCGTCTCTCGCGAAGCGGTTACGCCCCCCGTCAGTGGGCGGTCCATTGAATGCCCGTACGGGGCCTAAACGGGAAGGGGTGTAGTCGGCATGTCCGATAGCACTGATAACACCGCTGACGCGGGAGAGCAGGTCGAGCAGGGCGACGGGGGCTACAACCACGTGCGCGCGAGTTTCAAGGCTCCCGAGTCGCAGGAGGAGCTTGACCGGATCGTTCAGAAGCGGATCGACCGAGAGCGCTCGAAGTTCTCCGATTACGACGAGTTGAAGGCTAAGGCGGCGCGACTGTCTGAGCTTGAGGAGGCGTCGAAGTCGGAGTTGCAGAAGGCGCAGGAGCGCGCGGAGGCGGCTGAGAGGGCGCTTGCCGCAGCGACTGTCACTGCGGCCCGTGCCGAGGTTGCGGCGGCTAAGGGTGTTCCTGCCAATCTGCTGTCCGGCGATACGCGGGAGGCGCTTGAAGCCTCTGCGGATGCGCTGATCGCGTTCCGTGACGAGACCGCCCGGAAGGGCAACTACGTCCCCTCTGAGGGGCGTAACTCGAACATTGACAAGGGTAGCGAGCTGCGGGAGTTCACTCGCAATCTGTTCGCTACCCGAGACTGAACAAGGAGCCGCAAATGGCTGTTCTTACTACTTCTACTAACGGGTTCAACGTCCCGGTTCAGATTCTTGATCCGTGGCTTAAGCGGGTTTCTAACGGGTCGGTTATTTCGGCGCTGTCTAACAGCATCCCGATGAAGTTCGGTGCGGGTGAGGCTTTCATCTTCGGCACCGATGAGGCCGAGTACGTCGGTGAGGGCCAGAACAAGTCTTCGTCCGAGTTCACCAGTTCGGTGCAGCGGGTCGAGCCGTTCAAGTTCCAGAAGACTGTCCGCATGACCAATGAGGTTCAGTGGGCGGATGAGGATCACCAGCTCGGCATTGTCGAGGAGGTGCTGTCGCAGATTCAGCCCGCCCTGTCGCGTGCGCTGGATTATGGTGTCATTCACGGTATTAACCCGCGCACTGGCGCTCCTGCTGCCGCTATGACGCAGAAGCTCGCCGACGCGGATTCGGTTGAGGCGGCTGCTGGTGCGGCCCCGTATCTCGCGGTGGACGCGGCTGATGCCCTGGTTCTCGGTGCGGGCAACGTTCCGTCTGATCTGGCGCTGGACCCGACGTTCGCGGTGAAGTTTGCCCAGGAGCGCGACGACCAGGGCCGCAAGCTTTACCCCGGCCTGTCCTACGGCACCGATCCTTCGGAGCTTGAGGGCCACCGCACTGCGGTCTCTAAGACCGTGAGCGCTACCGGTGTGGCCGCTGACCCGACGGGCATCCTCGGTATCGTGGGCGACTTCTCCGCTATCCGCTGGGGTGTGCAGAAGCAGATCGGCCTGGAGCTGATCCGTTACGGCGATCCGGACGGCAACGGCGACCTTCAGCGTAACAACCAGGTTGCTTTCCGTGCTGAGGTTGTTTACGGCTGGGGCATCGCTGACATGTCGGCGTTCGCTCTTATTACCGCCGCGTCGGGTCCTTGTTCTGACGCACAGCCCAGTCGTGCATACACCCCGCTTCGATTCCGGGGCGCGGCCTAACTTCCTCTCTACGCCCCGGGGGTTTGTGGTGCGTGTTGTAGTTGATGGTGTCGAGTATGCGCCTGTCAGCGGTTCGGGTGCCCGGTTCGGTGTGGCTGTGTCTACGCACGACCGGCCAGAGCTGGTGTCTGAGCATGTGGAGAAGTGGCGGCAGATGTGCCCGCCTGGCACTCCTGTGTTCGTGGTGGATGATGGTTCTAAGGAGCCGGTGAAGGGTGCCGATTTTCGGTTCGCCACTTCTCGCGGGATTGTGGCGGTCAAGAACAAATCTATCGAGCTGCTTATGGACGCGGGTGTTGATCATCTGTTCCTGGCGGATGACGATTGCTACCCGCTTACGGCGGACTGGTGGCGGCCTTACGTTGAATCGCCAGAGCATCACCTGTCCTATCAGTTTGAGGATTTGAAGGCGGGCGGGAAGCTTCGTGATATCACTAAGGTGTGGGATGACGGCGAGCATGTTGCCTACACCGGGCAGCGCGGGGTACTGCTCTACTATTCGCGTACGGCGATTGAACGTGTCGGCGGGATGGATCCTGTGTACGGGCGCGGATATTACGAGCATGTTGATCTGGCGCATCGCATTCATGAGGCTGGGCTGACATCGTTCTGCTACATGGACGTGGCGGGGTCGTGTGAGTTGATTCATTCCATGGACGAGCATGGGGAGGTTGCGCGGTCTACGCCGAGCGCTGATCATGCGCGCCAGGTCGCGGCGAATGCTGACACGTTTAATACTCGGAGGGATACCCGGTCGTTTCCGGATTTCGTGCCGTTCCGGGAGCCCCGCGACGCCGTTGTTACTTGCCTGTTGACTAGCGATGTTGACCCGCAGCGCGGCGATCACATGTCGTCGGATTACGGCATGTTGCGGACGTTGCACGAGTCGGTTCGCAAGGTGTCGCCGTCCACGGAGTTCGTTCTCCTGCATGACCGGGATGTCTCGGGCCTTCCGGATTCGGTCTCGGCTGAGCGTGTGGCTGGCGTCGGCAACCCGTACTTCACTCGCTGGGCTCACGTCCGGCGATGGTTGCGCGACAATCCCGCGGTCGAGCGCGTAGTCGTTTGCGACGCAACTGACGTTGAGCTTCTTCGCGACCCGTTCCCACTTCTCCCTGATGATCGTCTAGTCGTTGGCGAGGAATGGTCCCTTCTGGACGATTCCGCGGGATGGATGCGGAAGAACCACACCTGGGATAAGGTGACGACCCTGCTCGATGAGGCGGGGCGCACGCAGATGCTTAACGCTGGCATTCTCGCTGGGCCGCGCCAAATGGTCATTGACTTTTGCTCCGACCTGCTAACCGAGTGGGAACATTACGAGTTCGATAACTTCAACTCGGGGCGTCGCGGGGCGGGCGTGATGGTTGGCGACATGCCACTGTTTAACATGGTTGCGCGCCGCTTCCCGGTGACGCACGGCCCTCAGTGGACGACGCGCTTTAAGGGGGATGAACGAAATGCGTTCTCTGTCTTCAAGCACAAGTAGTCCGCTGGTCGTTGTTGTCGCTCACCATTCCAGGATCGGCCAGGCAGAGGCGCTGGCGTCCCGTGTGGGCGCCGATCATGTGTCAGTTGACTGGGAGTCCCACGGGGCGCGATGGGGACACCTACAGGCGCTCCTATGGGCGTCTGCGCAGCGTCGCCGCGTGTGGATCCTGGAGGATGACGCAGTAGCGCCGACGGACTTCAAGGCGCGCGCCGCTGAGTGGCAGGGGCGTTTCCCCGGCGATCTCGTGTCTGGGTATCTAGGGCGCTCTAGGCCACCGCAGTATCAGTCCGAGATCCGCCGAAAGCTCGCCGCAGCAGACCGTGCCGGGCTGGACTGGATCACCCTCCCTACGCTCGTGCACGGCGTCTGCTACAGCCTTCCGCATGACGCGCTACGCAGCATCGTGCAGACCCTACCGCAGGGGCCAGCGGACTACGCGGTAGGGCAGGCGTGGGGGCGCCCACCCATTTACACGATTCCCTCCCTTGTGGATCACGCGGACGGCCTGCCGGTCGAGCGCCACCCGGACGGGCAGACAAGACGACCAGGGCGAACAGCATGGCGCCCACCCAAGGGGGTGCAGGATGAGCTGGACTACGCCGGATGACGTGATCGCGTCGTGGATCGGCGACGATGTTCCGACCGATACGGACCTGATTCAGCGGTGGATCGACCGGGCGGAGCGGCTTCTACGCCGAGAGTTCCCAGACCTGCAAGACC